TGCCAGCCAGCTTGACCTCCTGACAGTGGACTTGCAACCACAAGGTGGTCAGCGTTGTCGTTAAATGTAACCTTGTAGCCATCCCGTGTCGGCTGGTCGTTGACTGTAGATTGGCTAACAGAAGCGTTAAGTGTATTATCTGAACCAACAATATTACCGTTCCAGTAAGAAACAAAGGCAGCAGGGTCAACGATAGGGAAAATCTGCGGGTCAAAGAAATAGTATCCAAAGCCGTCCTTTAGGTCGAAGACGTTGTTCCTATTATTAATATAATTACGAACTGAGTCAGCTTGGGCGTCGGTGATGGTCGCAGGGAAGAGCGCAAGGAACTCTAGGTCTAGGGAAGCGTTCTGGCCTAAAGTGTTGGTTACAACATTAAAATTTTGACTGTTAATTACAAATCCACTACTCGTTCCTGCGTCTGCATTGTTGACTTTACTCAACGCGCTGCCGTTTGTAATTTTTGTTTCCTGTAAAATGTCGCCATTAGCGTCATCAAACATTCCAGTGTGCGAATGAACATTGAAGGCGGTTAGATTTCCACTGGCATTGTAGCCAAAAACAGCACCGTTAGACTCATAATCATAAGAACCAGTGGCGTCTACTGAAAACACCCTACCGTTGGATTCACCCCCAGTCCCAAGCACACTGAACGCCGCGAACATATAGCCGCCGTTGATGTTGTTTGCAAAGAGACCACGAAGACCATCATTTAAACCATCGAACCGCAAGACACTCTTCTTGATAACCGTGGCTGGGTCGTTGCCGGCTTGGTTGATTGTTACCGGACCGCCGACAGCAGCTTGAAACTTGGTGTCACCGTGGCGAATGCTCGTTGAACCGTTGAAATCACAATCGAAGACGACCGCATTGTTGACCGTGAGCTTGGCCTTTTGAATCGCGTAGTTGCCTACGCTAGTCAGCCCAGCTTGTTGGTTAAGTTCAAGTGGGTGAGTTATTGAAGCAGACTGACCAACGCTTGCCGTGAATTTTCTGGAACCGTCAATATCAACAAAAATGTTTGTCCCATCGTAGCCGTATTTCGCATTAAACGATGTCCCCAAGGTTACTCCACTCGCTACGGGAGCGCCTCCAGTGCCTTTGCTGAATAATCTTACCGAACCATCTTGGTAAAAAAGCATTCCAAATCCAGCATTCCAATCGCCACCGCCAAATGGTGTTAAATTATTTCCAAACTGAGTAATCACCATGTCCACTTCAGCTTCCCAAGTCTCATTAGAGCCAATGGTAACACTCGGCCCAGTCGCGTAGTTTCCTGAGACGTTCGGGATATAAAGATAACCACCAAGGTTGCCCGCTGGATTCTTGATGAGCGGCAACGCTTTAGGCTGGTTTAGGGCCACATCTTGTTTCGCATCGCCGCCCTTTTGTGAACCGCGAGCCAAGTTGCGTAACACTGGGACGTTCTCAAGGAAGTCAGCGGTCGTCAGGGCTTCTGCTAGAACATCCCCAGATGTCGCTGGGCTGGTCAGTGTTGAAAGATTGAGTGCCATTTGTTATAGATATGTTAGAGACGGTCAGACGAATATGGCCAGTATAGGATTCTGCGTATTCTGCCGTTTAGATGGTTACCAAGTGACCGATTACCGACACTAAGCCTGACCGGATTTATACTCGCCGTGCCTGAAAGCTGTTCGGAGTCAGTAGTGCCGTTGAGGTTAAGTCTAAAATTGTTAGTTTTATAACTAAACGCCGACCGATTTAGAGAACCCCTTAAAATTCCTGATTTTTCAAGATTCGCCACATTAGAACTATTGACAACGTAACGATTCCTTAATGATGACGACAATATTTGAGAGCGAATTTCATTATTGCCTGTTTCACTTATGCTATAAACATATTTTGACGTCTGGTCGTGGTCATAAAGAAACTCAGCATAAACCGTCCCCTCAGTTGCATTAAAGAAATCACTAAAGGCACTACCGGAAATCTCAAGGTCGTCAGCGGCTCGCGTCACGGTGGAACCTGATGTCGGTATGTAGGACGTCAAGCTTCCGGTCTCGTTTTGGGGGCCAAAAGCATAGATACCGCTTGAAGGGATATTGGTTAACCACAATCCAAAAGAACCAGTCTGTGTTTGCGTCAGGTGGAACCTTTGCCACTCGGTGGTTAACGTGCAAGTCAACGGGTCAATGTTTTGATGCGGGTCTTGTAAAATAACCTGCTCGCCGCCACTAACACCTTTTAGAAAAATGCTTTTAGTGTTAAGAGAAGCAGTTCCAAGGGATGCGACGTAAAGCCCTTCTGACCCGTTGGATGTCATTTTGGTCGCATTATTAGTTCCGTCAGGGCTTAGGGTCTCGGTTGTGTTAGATGTAAGTGTTGTGTTACTTTGTATAACCCAACCGCCAAAGTTTGAGTTTGCAACCAAGTTTGTTGCCGACGGCTCCACCAGAATCATCGGCACTCGTGGGCCAAAGGTAGCCCCTGTGATAAACTTCGGGCTTCCCGTTGTGTTAGCCACGAAGGAACTTGGTGTTGTGCCTTCTTCGACTTGGGGCATTGCGATTTCTACTGAGTCGCCAGATGTCACACAACGCACACCAAAAGACACGTTACCGCCGCCTGAGCGACCTAAGAAGGTGACTGTGGCTATCGACCACTCTGAAGAGACTTGTGAGGAGATGTCTGGTACGTTTGGAGTAGTTGCGCTGTCCCAGTTTATAAATTTGATTCCACCGCTTCCGGTAAGGCGTCTGATATAAAAACTTGCTATGTAGATTTGATTTGAAACAGTAGTAAACTGAAAACGATTGTAACCATTGCCACTTGTCGATGTTAAAACGACACTAGGGTTACCTTGGAATCCCTCACTTGTCACTGAAGTCATTGATGAGGTAGACCACCCACTACTAAAGTCAGTGTTGGTAATGTTCTGAAACTTCGTGGGAGTCAACTCGGCTCCCTGTGTCTGGTCCACGCGCACCGTGTTCGCTGGGGCTGACGCTATGAGACCGTTGACATCTGTGTAAGTCGCGGTTCCTGCGCGGGTCGCTGTGATAACATTAAGCGTATCCGGCTTGCTTGGGTCTAGGTCTAGTGTTGGGTTCTCTAGGGTTCCAATCATGGAATCCCGAGCGTCAAAGAGAAGGAAGGGATCAAGCTCGTTGGGGTGAAACTCATTCAAGTTACTTAGCCTTTGCGTAAGCGGCCTGGTTAACGGAAGCGTAACACTCCTGTTAATGGTGGGCCTACTTAGCCAAGGCTTCAAGCTGTCCTTCTTCTTCGACATATTCCCTAGAGATAGATTGGTTTGATAACAACCTTCACACTGAAGGAGCTACCGGCACCTGTAACATTTGCGCGGATGTCTGACAAGGGAGTAGTGAACAATCCACCACCGTTACCAGTGAGAGTTGTGTCGTCACCGAGGGCTACCCAAGTGGTCCCGATCTTTTGCTCAAGGCTGACGGTGGCTCCGTCGAATGTCCCGGCTACAAAGAATCCACTAGGTGTCCCGGTCCCTGTGTTGACTGCGGGTGTGGTTGATGAATCAAAGGCACCAGCACCACCGCTTAGGTTGGAGTTGGCGATTGTTATGTCTGTGCTAAAGTTTGGCATAATAGTGTTTAATAGTTAGAGGTGTTAACGCCAGTGCTTGAGGCTGTTCCTAAGCCACCCATGGTTGGTCTCCGTAACACAAGGGATGCAGCACCACGTTTCTTCTTTTTCATCGGGCCAGCTTGCTCAGGTTGTTGGACTGTTTCAGCTACGGCTGTTGGGGGTGGTGGAGATGCGGGAGGCTCCGGGGGCTTGGGGGTCTTGACAGACATGCACATGGGTTATTCGGGGGTAAGGAATTGGTTCTCTAACTGGTCTTCATGAAGGGTCTTTAGAAAGTTAACAAGTTCTCGCTTCCCCATATAAAAATCAATCTCCCGAAGCGAATCGCTAGGGGAGAAATCTTTGCTTGGCACGCGTTCGTCCAAGAACTTTATAAGGTCATCTGGGATGTTAGGAATGTAATCACTCATGTTGGACTTTCCTACTATGGTCCTTATTAGCTATACAACTTCGTTCCAGATGCGCTAAAGCTCGCCAAGCAACAGCCGCCCACTCCCCCTCAAGCATGTGTCGGAGCATGGCATCAAGCTCATCTTTGGACTTACTCATGTCCCACCATATCTCATCTTCGGGGTGGTGTTGGATGTTACCTTTGTAACTTTGTTTGGCTACTTCCACCAAGGCATGGGGAAAATAACACATCAACCCACGATACAACGGGATCTGTTTACGCTCCTCAGCGGTGCCTTCGATTGTTATTGTGTTGGGGTCCATAGCTTTATCTCCTTTGTTTCTTTGTTGTAGTATCCATCTCTAAGGATGAAGGCCATCCGGGCATTGAGTAGGGCATCCTCCTCGGTCATCCCAGCTTTCTCGTAGGTGTTAACAACCGTCTGCCACTCCACTCCGTCCTTGTTAAGTATCTTTTCGGCTGTCTTTAA